TGATGACATCGTATGAATGATGTGCTGTTTGTGTGTGCGTGTCACTGCCGTCTATTTGTGCAGCAGTTGCGGTGGCAATGGTCACTTGATGTCCGGCTAATGGCTTTTTGATAATCCAAGTTTTACCACTTAGTCCAGTTGGATCGGGTAGAGTGATTGTAAAATTCCCGGCAGTTGTTGATGCGATGATCAACCAATCATTTTTGGTTGCCGAGTAATTTGCTGATACGGTTGTAACTGCACCACCACTCAAATAGTTTGGATACATCTCAAAGTTGCCGACATAGAGTGTGTCCGATTTGGTAACTTCAAAGTCATCGCAGACAAGTGCCACACTTCCATCAACGCCCACCCCAAAGACGGTGTCAATCACTCCAAGTCCTGAGTTGTTGATGTTGATTGGAGATTGGACAATTCCCGTTCCCACAAACACACCACTTCCATCGCTTTGACTTGTGCCAACGCTGATGCCTTTGATGCCCGGTTTGAATGGAAAGTTACCTGCTGGATACAAATCACCATAGGTTTCTACTTGCTCACCTCCAGCCGTTCCAGCACCCACCACTTTTATGGTTTGTGTTGCCGGTGGGATGAACTGAGCCAAAAGAAATTCGCACTCATAAACACCTTCTTCAACCGGATTGTAATCGCTGACCTTGTTCAATCTCCAATACTGACCTTCAAAGAAATACAAGTTGTTAAATCGCAAGTTGTACCAATCCGATGGTGTGATTCTGAAATAAGCTCGTACAATTTTAGAGTTCTTATTGGTGATCTCCGTGATGAAACGATAATAGAAATTTGTGACAAGATTAAAATTGCCGTATTGATAACCAGCACCAACACCCAATTCTTTCGGCATACCAAATAGAATGTCAAAGGTCGGTGCAGTAACTGAATCGTAGTGAATCGTTATCGGCAATTTGGTTTGCGGATATACGATGGAATCCATATATGAAAACAACAACAAATCCCAATATACATCGGATTGCAAACCACCATAATACATTATCCTCAAATCACCATCCTTCTCAGATTCCACATAACTCAACACAAAGTTCTTTTGGTTGTTGTTGTAGTTCTTGATTTGGGTAGGCGAGAACACAATGTCAATCTTCTTCTCCGTTTTTACAAAGTCATTGTCAATCTTGTATGTGCGTGAGCCATAAGTTGATTGATACATTTCTTGATATTCTTTGTTGGATGTATCTGCTCCCTCTTTGTATGTGAAAACATAAGGGTTTGCATCAAGATCACCCATCGGAACAATCTCAACTGGTTGCGAGTAGTCCAACTTCTTTGTCCAATCCACATTCACACCATTGTAGAAATCATCACGGGGAACGATGCGAAGTATCTTCGGCTGGTCTTGGCTTGGTTCAATGTACAAGTTGAACATCTTGACAAAGCTCATCAGCATATCGGATTGCTTGACTTCGGAGTTTAAGAACTGAGCAAAATCCGTTGTTGACCCATACCCATAATTAAACCCAGTACAGTTGTTTTCCAAGAATGAATTGACAACCATTGCCAATGTGAATTGGGCATCAGTTAATTGATAGTTATTAACAACATTATACACCCCCATCATTTTTAATTTGACGCTATCTCCAACCAGTAGATTCTGCAAGTCAAAATGTAGGTGATACGCACGAGTTCCTCCAATCGTATTTCCAACAAGTGATTTTTTAATCAGCTTATCATTAACATATATTCCAATACCAATTCCGAAAGTAGTGGTGAGTATTGACGGGAATATGTTACTCAACAAAAGTTCCAAGTATGCTTCAAAGACATAGTTCCCTCCAGCAGGTACAATGTAAGCACCGGTAGTTGTGTTGTAGTTATTGCCGTTGTCGTAAAAGTTACCACCTGAATCAACATCAAAAATCAATGTACCACCAGTTAGCAAAAGTTGACTGCTTGATCTACCTGCTTTGAACCTTCGTTGTTCCAATGTGATTGCATCAACAAGCAATCCGTTTGGTGGTGGAATCACTAAGCGTTTGAATCGGTCATTGTTAAAGAATGAATCGTTCGTGTATGAATAACCAGCGTTTGTGAATATCTTGTCAACGATGGTCTTTGCATATAGGCAAGGAGTCATAGATGGCACATCAAACCGATTGATGTTCCGAGTAGTAGAATATCCTTTGTCTATCAGGGCGTACAAATAACCTTCACCAAGTGCAAACGCTTGTGAGCTTCCGTTCTTGACAATGCTTGTATCCCACGAATTTATCACCGTGCCACTTGACAAAGTGTGGTTGTACTCGCTGAAGTTCAATACATTCAATTTGCGGTCTGCGATGGTCGTGAATAGATCAGCCGTTTGTCCGTGTAGTGAACATTCATATTGGATGTCCGTTGAATCCAGCACATTGATTTGAATCAACCTAATGAATCCACGCATCTGCTCAATCTCATCAAGCAACACCACGACATCTGCTTTCTTATTCGGATTGAAATCGGGTGCAAACTGCGTAGTTCCTTGAATGGTTTGTTCAACCTCAAAGATGTGAGAGAATAACTTGTTGTTTGCACGAGTACCAGGAATGACAACCGTCTTTGTCCACTCACTTGACCTTGTTTCAGGTGACTTGATGTCAGCAATTGACTTGGAGATGAGAATGTCAAAGTTAGCCGATAGGTCAACTGGTGAGTTATTAACTAATAACCTGATCATAGTCGTTGAGATTTGTCAGCGAATGACAAGGTAACATCAAGTTCAAGGTTGAACAACTTGTCTTGCACACCTTTCTTTTGCTCGTAGGTTGCATTGTCAATGTTGACCGCATACAAAGTGCCATCATACATATAGACAACCGGTGACTCAATCAGGTCACGCAACCAAACGGATTCGGTGTCATCAATCCAATTGGATGTGAGCTTCACTTTCTGACTTGCCGTTGTATGATAGTTTGAACGAGTACGAACACTTGTTTCATAACCGTATGTCGCACCGAGTGAGTATGGATTGGATTGGAATTGCTTTCTCGCAACCTCGAATGTATCTCGTCTAACCATATTGAATCGGAAGGAATCAAATCCACCGAGTCGGTTCATAAAGAAGATATCCGTTGTTTCGTATTTACTGCACTCGTCTTTTATGTTGATGCGATAGGTTTCTGACTTGGCAGTTCCACCGAGTTTCAACACCACATCAAAGTAAGTCGCTGCACCGGGTATTGTCAATTGATTTCCCACAGGTATTCTCACGACCTTAGACGAAGGCAATGTGAATGTTTGGGTACTTGCATCGGAGTATGTAATTACAACGCTTGTGGCATCACCTTTCAAAGCATACAACCAATCCTTCTGAGTGCGATGGATTGACCTCGTTCTGACATTGGTCAAGAACTTTGCACTTGATGATGTGGCAAGATATTGAGCTTGTGCGTAGGTGACTAAATCAAACGGATTCAAGGCAGCATTCCAAACAGTCCCAGTTGCGGAAGTCAAATCAAGATACTCCGTGATTGTTCCCGTTGCTGATGCTGAATACTCATACCCAAACTCCACCTCGTAATCCGAGAAGGATGATGTGCATCCGCTTGGTGATGTATCTGCAAAATTCCAATCGTTGCTCACATAACTCTCAAGGATGCGACCAATGTTGAACACCCCCTTGTTTGTACTTCCAAAATAAATGGGTGCTTTTAGTTTAGCAACGGATGTCGCTGCAACTTTGACATTTGCAATGAACTTGAAATTGTCTTTCGTGTAGATACCACCTGAAGATTCAGTGATCACGAAGTTCGTGTCGTTGAATCCTGGTGCGTACGAATCGGGTTGTTGGGTGATTGATAGAGCCACGCTAAAAAATAGCCGATTGCCTCATTCGTTTCAAATCATCTCATTCAAACAAGCAACGATGTAGGGATTGAATCCTTTCCCGGCTGCATCCTCCAAACGCTTCTGCCGTTCTTTGGTCTTGGCTTTGTAGAATGCCATCGAATTCAAGAACTCAATCAACGGCATCTCAAGAATAAAATCCCATTTGGTGCGATCACCTTTGACAATCTTGTCAACGATCTCCAGCCAAACTATTGGGCTTTGGTCAACTGCTCTTTCATCTCCTTCATCTGATCCGTCAAAGAGGAGAGGATATTTTTCAATAATTCGGGATAAACTTCCAAAAAAAAAAGAGCATAGGTGTACGGAAGTGGAACAGGCAAGTGCATCATCAACGCACATTTGTCCTCATAGTGGGCTTGAGCATCAACGACCTTCTTGTTCCTTCCAAAGAAATCAACCTCAACCGATAGCAAGGCAACAATCTTATTGAGCGATTCAATCACATCCCCGTTGAATACCTGCTGGAGTTCAATGAAGTGGTGACCGCACATCTCGTTTGGCGTTTTGGCTAATCGGAAGTAACGACCACGCAGTTTGAACATAAATTGAATGGGTGCTTTTGGTAGATCGTTTAAGAACGACAACTTTGAAAACTCCGTTGTGAGCTTGTCCAATGTCATTGACTCGACCTCATCCATTGAAAGATTCAAAGCGATGGCAAGGATGTTCATCTGCCTTTCAAGGTCAGACATATCACGACAAGAGTGAATCTCTTGAAGTTGGTGGATGGTTATGTTTTTCCAATTCATAGTTATGCGAAGTAAAATGTTCCTGGTCTATTGTGAGCTTTGCAATCAACGGCAAGTGCAAGAGCCATTACGCAGTCATCGTGTAGTCCGGGCGGTGCAGTATATCGCACACCCGTTCTTGTGTACTCAAATTCAAAGTTCTCCATCTCCGAGCCAATCGGTTCTTCAGGGAAAAAGACATCGGTTTGTTGCACCGACATCACCAACCCTTCAATGAGTTGTTGTTTGCTTTGCGATGTAAACTTGAATCCCTTGACCCTTTGACAAAGTCGCTGAAGTTGTTCAACGATAGGATCTCCAACCCCAGTTGAATCCACAAACGATGGTGTGTTGCCAATCAGTTTTACAATCCTCGCTTGAGTGACTGACCAATCCGCTTGGAATCGTTCGCAGAAACACACACAGTTGTTTGCATCCAGTCCGATGATCACTGTGTAATCCGAATACTTTGCCAAATCCACACCCCAAGCGACAACCGGCATTGATGAAATAGGTCGGTAACATTTGCGGATTGCATCCAAGCCGAACGGATTTGATTTGTCATCTGCTGGTTCTGCCAGATATAGTTCACGGAATACATAATCAGGTAGATCTCGCTTTGCTTGTTCAATCTCTTTCTCCGAGATGATGCCTTCTCTCGCTGCATCGTATGCCGTAATTTTGAAATACTTATATTCGGCTTCTCCTTGCCTTGCTCTCTCACCTAATTTGTAGAACCAGTTCTTTTTACCTTTGACATTCCCAATCAGTTTGCATTTGCCTTGTGTTGCAGTCAGCGTTGAACGGAGTGCATACCACGATTCCTCACGCATCCTTGATGCCTCATCAATCACGGCAGCATAGACATCATCTCCATACAAGTTGTCCGGCTTCTCACCTGACTTGAATTCAATCCTTGCACCCGTTGGCAGGGTCAACAATAGTTTGGTTTCGTTACTGATAAAGAAGTTCTTGTCCGTGACTTGGTTCTTCATCCTTCGGAATGCAATCTCCGCTTGTTGGTATACTGGAGCAACCCACCACACCGACTGCCCATCTTTGCATTGGAGTGCTTGTTCAAAGAGCCAAATGATATGTGATGCCGTCTTTCCCGTCTTGGTACTCGCAGCCGTAATAGTGAAACGGGCATCGCAGTCAAGGATGTCTTTTTGGTAGTTGGTTAGATATGGTCGGGTGTAGTTTATTTGCATAAGCTTTGATACACCGACATTCTCGTCAAGTTGTGTAGTGCAAGGTTGTGATGCTTGTTGCAGTAGTCGTAGTTGCTTTGACCCATTGACTGACGAACTCCGTGACCGGCATCAATCAGTTTCTGAATGCCTGATCTCCATTGGTTGCGTGGAAGAAATAGCACCCCATCGTTTGCGGTGTGATACAGGTAAGGCAAGACGGCAGAACAAATGATTGGTTTTTTGTATGCACTCGCCTCCAGTATCTTCAGTTCCGATTTGCAGTTGTTAAACTTGGTATCTTGCAAGGGTGCGACCACGATATCAAAGTGCTTGTACACCTCACCATATTCAAACACGGTTGTGCCTTCAACAATCTTAGCATCGGGCATACTCTTGGCAATCCGATTCCAAATCTCTCCTGGTGTATAACCGCAGATGTAGAACTCAATGTCCATTCCTTTGATCTCCTCAGCAATGAGCTTCAAGTCCTCCTCGTGTGTAACTCCACCAACCCATCCGACTTTGATTTTATCGGTTCTTGGTTGTGGTTGGGCTTCCCATTGTTTGTGTGTGTAGTCAAGGCAGTTGGAGACAACAGTCACATTCTCGTTGATCTGCCGAATCTCTTTGGCAAGTGCTGGAGTTGTGGTGATTACCGCATCAGCGTAATTGATGGCATCCTTCACACCTTGCTTGATTCCTTTGCGATAGTTCCAATATGCCGGATTGTATTTTGGTAGCACCCAATAATCGTCAATGTCCACAACATAGGGAGTGCCTGAATCAGCAATCTTCTTCAGCACATCATAATGCCTTGCCCCAAGCCATCGTGAGAAGATGATCACATCAAATTGGGTGTAATCAAGTGTGAGCCATTCCTCTTGTGATTGACAAACGCTGACATCCGCTTGTCCGTCAAGTTGCATCCGTAAGTGTGGCGTGAATAGTCGGTGGTAAACAACACCATTCATTCCGTCCGTAAGTATCAGTAATTTCATAGAGTTTTAAGTAGGTGATTGAACGCTTGATTCGTGACATAGTCAAAGCCATTGTTGATGGGGATGACATTCGGTGAGTGAACGCATATCTCAAGCAATCGTTTAACTTTCATTTGTTCTGCAATGGCGTAGGTGCTTGACTGATTGCCGATGAATGCCTTGCAACTGCCGACAATGGTTGCCAACATCAAAGCATCTTGACATTTCAATAGTTCACAATCCAACTGCCATCTCTCGGTGAATGCATTGTACTCATCTTCATAGCCAAAGAAAACGCACTTGTGTTCCTTCAATGGGAAATAGTTGATGTCGTAATTGCGATAACGAGATGAGAAATTCAAAAGTATCTTGTCCGCAAAGTATGGGATAGGTTCAGTCGCTTCAATGCAAGGTTCGTGAAGGTCGGTCATTAATTCCGGGTACACAAAAAAGTGATTACGCCTCAAATCACCAGCAGCGAGATTCAACCCGTGACGCCTGAACTTATCAAAGTCATAATCAATGTCGGGGTGTGAGTGCATCTCAACGCTTTTAATGTACGATTGATGCTCAAGCAAAGGTTTGATGTATTCGTATGAGTTTAAGTTCATACAATACCCTCCGCTTGGATGACCATCAACGGTGTTCCTTTCACGGAATCCGATGTGAAAATCTACCGCACCGTGCAACTCCGCAACTCGCTTGGTTGCCGTGAGTGAATAGATCAAATCACCGAGATGTCCCGACTGGATTACTTTCATTCGTTTGGTAATAAAGGGATGGGCATCCAGTACAACATCTCTACAAAGTTCCCTGTGAATTCATCAATCCAATAACCGTCAATGTAACGGGCAAGGTGTTTGATTTCTTGGTTATCACTTACCACACAAAGCCGTTCATCTTCAGGTGGTAGGATGTTTTCATCTCGCCAGTTTGCTCTCATCTAAATTTAGTGTTATTGTGAAGTTCTTTGATTCTATTGTTTGGTCAATCGTTTCTTTTGGTTTGCCTTGTGATCTCGTGAGCAACATCTCAAGGTTGAATAGGGAGTTTTTGTCGTGCGACTTCACCAAAGCACCTGCAATGATTCTCTCAAGGATGGTGAACTCTTCACCCTTATCTATCTTCTCAAGGTCTTTGCGTGACATCGTGAGCATCGTGTTGACTGTGTCCTCAACTTGGCTTTTTTGATATCCAATTTCCTTGAGTTGTGTGATCAACTTCTTGGGTCTGCCGTGCGGATTTAGGACTTCACCTTTCTCAGGTCTTGTCAAACTTCCTCCGTGTGGTTGTGTTTCTTGTGTTGCCATTTTTACCGAATTAACTCCGAATTTATTTTGCCATTGACAATCTTTGTTCGTGAATGGATTTCAACCACTCCTTGTATTGTTTCTTATCTCCAAACTTGATGTGATCCTCACGACATAACGCCATCAGGTTGTCAATCACATCCTTTGTCTTTGTCCCTCCCATTTGTCTTGGTTCAATGTGATGGATGTCCACGGCAGTTTTGCCACACACCTCACAAGGGATGAAGTCACTAATGTCATAACCGAAATGATTGAGATAGTGCATTGTGTGTTTCTTCATATCTCCAAATTGTACTCATTGAGCAGTTGATGCAGTTTGTCTCTTGTCTCTTGCAATGCTTTGTAAGTATCCTCGCTTTGGTTATCCGGTGCATACTTAATCAATCCTCTCAAGTGCTGGTCTAAATAGTAAGCAACCAACGAGAATTTGTATCCGTTAACTGCCATATCAAACTCTGCTCTTTCTTCAGTTAAGTCAAACTCAAGGATTGCTTTCATTGCTCACCTCCTCCGTAGGTTTGTTCGTAGTATTGTTCACCAGTTATTGGTAATGTACTTTCAGGATAATCAATTCCATAAACTGTTCCTTTGTTGTATGCAGTTTCAATTCTTTGCTTCTCCATTTCTTTGGCTTGTTTCCAATCTTCAAAGGTTAATTCTCTGTTATATGCAATTTCCCATAATAACTCCACTGCCGTTTGTTGTTTATTGCTCATTCTTTCTCCTCCTCTTTGGTTTCTGCTCATCATCGGCAAGTTGTGCTTTGGTGATGGCTTCTTGTTGTTGGTTAGCCCATATCAAAAGTGAGTGCAATGCTTCAGTTATACAAGTACTGCAGTTTGGCAAGTTCCTCCCGAAGATTTCACGGTGGACATTGTTTAGGATTGCCCCTTGTTCTGGTGATGGTGCGAACACTTGTGTTTTCTTCCAGTTGTCGTACAACGGTTGGAGTGATAGTATGAATTCAATGTTGCTCATAGTTTAGTTTCTAATAGTGCGACAATCACAGTTGCGATGGATGCATAAAGTATCCCCACCCAACCGTATGTGTATAGGAAAAAGGACAAGCCCAACCACCACGACAAGCAGAAAGCACAGTCAAGGGGTTTCATTCGCTTCCATTTGGAATAGTCACTCCCGTAGAGATAGCGTTTTAATAGGTCGGCTGGTTTGCCAAAGTTTACGATGATGATGCTTAGACAAGCGATTCCAATTATTTCTGTGTGCATCGGTCTTTCATTAGTTTAATTACTCTCAACACTTCACGAACGGAGATATCTGTCTTTCTATGGATTGCCCTTGCTGACATTCCTGAACACCATAGTTTGAAAAGTTCTCGTTCATAGAAATATGCTGATTCCGTTACTTGGTTTATTTTGTTGATTCTTTCAAGTTCAATTCCTTCCGTTTGCTCTCTCTCATCCAGTAAGTCAATCTCTTCAGCGAAGTCAAGCTCGTATACATCGTGTTGATCATATATTCTTGATTCGACAAAG